GATGAAATGCTTGGTATTGACTTTGGAGTAGAAGTTAAGCCTTTGGGAGACAGACCTGGATTTAGGTTAACTATAATTGTTCCACATAGACTTTCAGACCATGTGGTAGACAAAAGACCTGTTAGAGACCCAGAAACTGGAAAGTATAAAACAGATAAAGCAGAAAATGTTATCTTTGAAGATTATATCCCAGAGGATAGAAGGTCAAAGATTTTATCAAGTTCTGAAAGTTATGATTCTGTTAGAAGTCATTGTGATAAGGTGCGAGGATATATAGTTGGTTATTTCCAAAAGATATCTAAGCCATTACCAGAGTTTAAAATTAAATAATTAAAATATGTCTAAAGTATTCAAAATAAAGAAAACACAAATGGTAGGATTAGCAAATTGGTTGACTACTCAAAAATTAGATGGTGCAAGGTCAAGACAGAGAACTAGGTTTATTGACCAGTTAGTTGAAGCTATTAAGTTACTAGAAAAAGAAAGATTAGAAGTGATTGAAAAGTATGTAGAAAAGGAAAAAGACAAAGATGGAAAGGAAGTATGGAAAAAGAAAACTGGTGAAAACTCAGATAGTTGGGATGTACCAGAAGATAAGGTAGAAGCTTTTACTGAAGAAGTTAAAGGTCTGTATGCAGAAGAATATACATTATCTGTTACAGCAGAACACAAAGATAAAATAGCTTGTATAAAGGATATTGTACTAAATACAAGTTATGTCTTTGGTGTAGATGAAATGCTACCTCCTGAATTAAAGGAACAAAAATTTAAAGAAGTAGCTGATTATAATGTTTGGTGTGAAGCTTTTGAGAATGTATAAACTTGCTATAAATAGCAGATAGTTATAAAATATTATTAAATCCAGCTTTTTGAAAATAGAACAAACTCTGGTTGTTGGTTGAACATTATTTATTTTCCCTATAGAAAGTAAGTAGCGTTCAACTCTCAACAAAAAATGAGGGAGTTCTAATTCTTGTTTTCAGGTGGTCGCTACACCTCGTATAAAAAAAGTTGTTAAAACAAATTAGAATTATGTCCAAAGAAAAAGAAGGTGAAGGCTCAGGAGAAAATCCAGAGTTCAACGCTGAAGCTTTAAGTAAACTTACTGAACAAGTAGATAATCTTAACAAAGGAATTGCTACATATAGAGATGAAGCCAGAAACGCTACAGAGGCTGCGAAAGTTGCCAACGAAAAGATAGCTGATATGGAAAAGTCTAACAAGCAAAAGGAAGATGATAAGAATAAAGAAGACTTATCACCAGAAGACCAGAAGAAATTTGATGCGTGGGCTAAAACCCAAGGTATCGTAACTCAAGCTGAGTTAGATACTCAAAAAGCACAAATTGCTCAAGAGTCTGCAAAATCCGTTGCTACTAATGCAGTAAATGAATTCCTTGAAAAACACCCAGAGTACGATGAAGATACTGAATGGCAGAAGATACAAACTGAATTTAATCAGTACAAACAACCTTCTGATATTGCAGGATATAAAAAGATACTAGAGAAAATTCACGATGAATTATCTGGTGGTACAGATGAGAGAGCGAAAGCTAAAGTTAAGGCAGAACTTGCTAATAAGAAAAGTCTATCACTAGGAGGTAAAGGAGGAGGAAACTCAGGAGACAGTGAAGCTAAAATTGATACTTTACAGTCTAAGTATCCTAACCTTTCACGAGAGCAGATAGAGGCTAGAATCTCAGAGATAGATAGTATTTACAAAAAAGAAGAAGAAAAGAAAGAAGAATAATTATTAGTTAATAAATAACAAATATTATGTCATTTATTCCGTACACAGGTTCACCTAATATTCCAAAGTTTGAGTATGTTGCTGATGCTTCTATTGCCTTCACAAAAGGTTATTTAGCGTACAGAGATACTTCAACTGGAGAAATTAAGGAACAAACAGCTACTGTTGGAGATGTAACTACTATAGAAGGTATTGTTGCAGAAACAGTTACTACTGAATCTTCAAGTCCAGTTATTGACTTGTATCCTATAATTCCAGGAGGACTGTATGTTGCAGATTGTACTAATAACACAGCTGCGAACCAACTTAACAAAGCTCATATAGTTACAAATGGTGGGACTGTTAATAACACTTCAACTCACTCTGCTGACGTTAATGCAATCTTTATTGCACTTAGAATTTCAGGAGTAGCAGGAGATAAGAAACTTATAGGAAGATTTGCCCTACCACTAGGACAAGTATCAGCTTAATTATTAGTAATTTAATTTAAAAAAATATGGCTACAAATGTACCTTTTGACTTAAATGCAGCCTCAGATTTGACAGACTTGTCTATTCAAGACATCTGGCTAAAGAGTCCTTCTGATAAGAAGGAATATCACAAAGACTTCTACTACGTAGACCCAGTAGATGACTATATTGTGAAAGATTCATCTATCACAGCAGTCAAGACGTTTTCTAAAGTTGCAGAAAACGGAGCAATACCAGCAGGTTCACCACATCAAGGATTTGATAAAACTTATACTCAAAGTTTCTTCTCAGGAATGCTGAGGATTACACGTCCTATGTGGAGATATGGTATTAAAGCAAGAAAGCTTGAATCATTAGTTAAAGAATTAAAGAATGATGCTGTTCGGTTTAGAGAGCAAATTCTTGCAAACCCAATTAACAATCTATCTAGCACATCTTATACAGATACAACAGGACAACTGTCTTTCGTTGTAACTAATACAGGAGGTGATGGAGATGCTCCAAACTCTACTTCTCACACACGAGAAGATGGAGGTACAGACTGGAATAACCAGCTTACTGACGGAACAACTGTTAACATGGACTTTGATTACGATGCTTGGAAGGCTGCACTTAAAACTGCACAAGCTATCAATGGTGGTGTAGGTGAAATTCTAGACATTACTCTTGATAAACTTCTTTGTAAGAAGAACTCTAGTGTTCATCACAGAGCTATGGAAGTTCTTGCTACAATGAGAAAAGGTGACCAACCTAACACAGCTAATAGAGAGGGTTCTATTGACGGTGTATTCTCAATCGTACCAAACCCTTACCTAACATCAGATATAGTCTATGACTTGTTTGATAGTTCTATGATTGGACCAAAATTTGGTTTCCAACTAAAACAAGGTATGGATTTACAACTTGACCCACAGTTCGTAGACTATGATACTAAAGAAATGAAGTATTCATCAGGTATGGACTTTGCTTTTGGATTCAACGACCTAAGAGGTCACGTTCTTTCTACTGGAGCAAACGCCTAGTTGTTAGGTTTTGGAGATTCCTTAAAAATCTCCCCAACTAATTATATTATTAATGCTTCTAATCTTTACTCTCCAAGATAGAAAAACAAGGAAATGAGAGAAAACTTTGACAAAAAACACTTTACTAAAGCTGAAAGAATATTTGGTGAAATCTTAAAGAAAAATCATATATCTTTTAAGTCTAAAGTAATAGTGGGTGGTCGTGAAATAGACTTTGTTCTACGAGAGACTATAGCAGTTGAAATTGGCAGTCACAGTCAAGATTCTAAGAAAAATAAAATCATCTTAGAGTTAGGATACTCGCTTATGTTTATCAGGAACGAAGAACTATATAACAACCGTCAAGAAGTTGAAGAAAGGTTATTAATTAATTGGATATAAATAAATATGAGTTCAACACACATAGATTATTTGAGAATGACAAGCTATTCTGTTGCACCAGAAACACCAAGTTCTGATGAGCGTATGGTTGCTTTTATCTCAAATGCCGTAAATTATTGGGATGGAACTGCTTGGACTGTTTTAGGTTCAGGTGGTACTGGAGGATTAAGTACATGGGAGTTGCTTTATGCTAACGATAATACCTTCAATATCGTAGGAGGTAGTGGTTTCACTATTAGTGATTCTACAAACGATGCCGACGATACACTTATACTAACAGTAGACACAGGTTCAGGAGATGCACTTAAGATTAATCAGTCTGGTTCTGGAAAAGATATTTCAGGAACATCTGATACTTGGAGTGTTTCAAAAGCTGGAGCTGCTATATTTGTAGGAGTTACTCCAGGTGGAAATATCACATCTACAAGTACAGCTATTGATTGGAATTTGCTTGATAACAACGCATCAGCTCTAAGCTTTGATGCTTCAGGTCTTGCAGG